CGTCAACAGCATGATGGGCGTTGTAATGAACCAATCGTGGTAGCGATAGAAGGTGGCCTCGGCAACTTCCCTGAAGTGATACGCATACCACGTGTAGAACGAGAACTGGATACACGATACAAGTGTCTCCAGACCAAGCGCAGTTACGAGAATCTGGTCCTTTGGAAGTACGTTCAGCGTCAGTCCAAATAGACCAATCGCGATGGAGACTACTTGGAAAAACAATGAAAAGGATAAGCTTTTTGATAACAAACCCTTCATTGTGGTTCATTCAGAAATTAATGGTTGCTCACGCGTCTACACTGAACGGATGAACTCCCAGTGCAGGTAGTCGCATATCTTCTGCCAGATGTGGTCGTGGGCGATTAACCGGTCGCGGGACTTGAGCAACGGAAAGTAGACCTTGTACTCGTCCAGATCCAGCAGCTCAAAGAACTTGTACAGGATGTACGAGTACGACAGGAAGTTCGTGCGGTCGTTGGGGCAATACAGCAGGAACGGCGCCTGAATCTCCTGGAACATGGCGCGTATCTTCTCCTCAATCTCGGGCGTGATGGTGGGCGGTGGATTGCCGTTCAACCGACTCAAAATGTGGGCGGCGTGCTCGTAGTACTTGGACCGCCCCAACTTCTTCAGAATCTCGCGAATCTCTTTTTCCGTCAGGTCGGCAATATTGTCGATGCGACGTTTGCGGATTTCCAGCACCACCTCGTTCATCACCTCTTCGGGAATCATGGTGGATTCCTTGGCCTGAAACTGGTTGAGGATTTCGTTCAAATGGTTAATCTTCTTGTATGCGTAATTGTTCCGCTCTTTGGGCGGGTCACGGAACGACTGGAAGTCCGAGACCACCAGCGAGTATTCTTCGGACCCGCACTTCGGGCACACCAGAATGCCCTCGGAACTGATTTCCTCACGGGCCACATTGCACTGCGCACAATGTTCCGTCTGCAGCTGGGTCATTTCAGGGGTCGCACCCAGCTTCATGCGGGCTGCATACTCGTCAAACATCTGCTTCCGTGTGGACCCCGTGTCCGTGGACGCTGCCGTCGCAAAATACTTCAAGAACGTGTGAGCATCCTTAGGGGCAACGGTTGTCGCTGACGTGCCCCCAGACTCGCGATTGTAGTACCCCATCAGGATGTCCATGTTCTTCAGGTAGTACTCCTGGACAGGGTCGGATTGCACGGCTTCTGCCTCCAACTCCTTCACGCGGGCTTCCCACTGCGAACATTGGATGACATCGCCAATCTCATTGGACCCGTGAACGGCTGCAATTTTCTCCCGTAAACCAGCTAATTCCGCATCCGCATCTGCCTTGGACTGGGTTTCCCTCAGTCCTTGGACAATATCTTGGTGAACCGAATCGAGCGTCCCGATGGACGCCGATCCCGTTTCCCGTGTCCGCCTCACCTTGAATACATCCATGGTGTCTATTGTGGCTGTTTATGTAGATGGGTTCGGGGCCTTCGGGACCTTCAGTGCATCGGTCACTTCTTGCATGAAGGCGGGGTTCTGGCAAATCTGCGGTCTCTGCTTACGAACCGCGGATAGCAACGTCGGAAAGTCCAATCCAAAGTTTTTGCACATGAAGTAGAGCAGCAAGAAGGCAGACCGGTTGATGCCCGCTTGGCAGTGGACAAAGACAATGGCATTCGGAGCTCGCAGAAAGGTGCGCATTGCGGTTTCAAATGCAGGGTACCAATCCAGAATCTTGACACGCACGTCGTCGTGAGCGTCCAGCTGAGCGTAGCGACTCGGATATGACCGCCGAAACCATGCGGGAGAGTTCTCGCTGTATGCGCAGTTAATGACGTGGGTCACGCGGTTGGTGGCAACAAAGAACGGGGTTAGCGATGCGCCCGCACCCAAGCAGATGTTGGGATAGACCCACGCAGGTGTGCTCATTGCTTATTCACCCCCAAGCCTCTTAAATCCCCACGCTACCGAGGAACACGGACAACAGATGGGCAATCACAACCGCGGCGCCGCCGAGAACGCCTGCGCCCTGCCACGACACCACGCCGCCACTGGTGTACATGGACGGCAGGTACTGGAGGAGCATGTTGCGCGGCGTCGACAGGGAAATGATGGCTGCGGCCACAAAGAAGCAGAAATACAGCTTCAGGTTGCGGAACATGAATCCCATCTGGGGCAGGGTCGGCTTGAAGGACGGAATCATTGAGCCCTGTGTCGTCTGCTCAGTTGACGGCATGGGAATCAGCGGCGGCGCAGACTGATTGCCTTGCGGCGAAGGAAGCAGGGCATCCAAGGAGGTCGAGTCGCTGTCCATTGTTTATACTGAAGGCATCTTTTCACACGCCGCATCTTCCACGCGGTAGCGATAGCACTTGCCGTTCACCCGATTCGTCTTGGTTCGTATATCCTCCAGCGGCAATGCCAGGATGTAGTGGGTTACAAAGTCGCGGTGAAACAGGAGCGCTGCCAACCCAAGACCGACAATAAAGGAAAAGAACGGCTTGGCCCGTTCAAGTGCGGAGGTGATGTTCAGCATTCCCTTACTTCTTAAGAGAGGCAAGTAAGTTGAAGGAGTCTGTCTCGGACGTGCATGGAACCTCCGTGGCCTCCACGCGGACGCACCCCGTGTCCGTGTGGTACACCAGATTTCCATCTGTTGGGTCGGGGACCTTGGACACTGTGCGACGAGGCGGAATGACGACGGACGATAGCAACAATCCAACGGTAACGCCCGCCGCGAACCAGATACCGTCAAGCTGAAACAACATTGTTTACTCCCCAGATGAAACATTTTGGGTACGAAGGTCTCTCTCAATCTGGCTGTCCACGAAGAACCACAGCGCGAACTGGATGCAAAAGGACCACACGGGCGCCAAGGCGGCAATGAACGCCATGATGTACTTTGTAAGCCCAATCTGGGCAAACAGCCCTGCGAACAATGCGAACCACTGCCCATACTCTCCAAAGTTCGCCTTGGTTGCCGTCTTCCAGCTAAGGCCCATCTTGCCCATGTGGTCCCACGACTTGTACGCCCACACAATCATCAGCACCCAAAACACCGCCACTGCTAACCAGAACTGAATTCTCCCTGCCGCCAAGGCCGCGGCCCAGCTCAATTCCCCTGGCTTCTTCAGAAACAGACCCCACGCACTCAGCTTTCCCAAGATGATAGTGTCTTCCATTCCGAACTCCTTGGAGTGAAACCCATCTGGGTCAATGTACTTGACGACCAGCTTGGGAGGTTTGAGTTTGATAGCGGCTGTCGTGTCCTCGTCCTCCACAACCGCATTTGCGTCCTTCAGGTCAGTGAACAGGGTCTTCATCGGGTATTCAACGTAGCCGTAGAAAATCTGGGGCTTGATGTACTTGACGCAGTTCACATTCTGCGACCCGAATGAGAAGATTGCGCTTACGATACGCAAGCCCCGAGTGTCTGCGGTGGGAAACGAGTACGAGGGCGCCTGCGGGATTGTTGACAGAGGTATGGTGGCGATACCTACGTTACCAATGTTCTCATTCACGTCTCGCCTTGTTGGCCTAGGGCTTACCTTCACGGGAGGAGGGTTGCTCATATTGTTAAGAAGCAAACACAAGATTACCCAACCCGCTCACGATGCGCAGGTAGTTGTAGGACTCTACATATGCATTGACGGTGTAGGTATAGGCAAATATCACTGTCGCATTGTTCGTGTTCTGAACAATGGTCAAGACCTGGTCGGCTGTGTACAATGAAAGCTGGCCTGGAGGAATGATGACTGGATTGGTGCTCAGTGCCGTTGACTTCAGTACGCACACAGTTGTGGTGGTGGGCGCGGGAAGTGTCGCGATAATCACAGTTCCTGGAGGCACGGTCTGCGAGGGCGTAACCGTGTAGGTGGACCCGTTCACTGCAGTGATGGTGGTCCCCGGAGTCACGCCTATTCCTGACAAAATGGCACCAACCACGAACGGACCGCCCGCCGTCAGCGTCAGCGTGGTCCCCGAGATACCACCCACACCTGCAAACTGGAATATCTGGTTCGTAGCGGGCAGAGGCTGCTGCAGTGTCAATCGCAGAATGGCCTTGTTGATTTTGCTTCCATTCGCGGCTCCCGATGGCTGATACTCGTCATTGTTCAGGGCAAAGGAGTACATGTATACACCTGGAAGCTGAGTGGGTGTCGTGCCACTCGCAAAGCGGTAGGTTTCCAGTAGCGAGTAGTACTTGGTCGGCTTGACCTGAAGGCGCTCGTTGCCGTCGAACAGCAGGGTGCCATCAATCACAATGTCCTTGGGGAACACAGATGTCACCTGCTGCTGCCCAGATGCGTACAAGCTGGTTGCTATATCCGACGTATTCGCACTCCACGGCGCCCGCTTGGGGTCCGGCCAATTCGTGTAATTATCCCACGCATTGGTCGCAATGCTATCGGAGCGAATTGCGACCCACGTAACGCGCGTCACCAAGTTCCGCATGGGAAGAAGCATGTCCGTGTTCGGTCCATATTGCCCTTCCGACCCCACGAAGCTGATTTCCTTCAGCAGGTAACTCTGGTCGGCAACCGCGAGTTGTTCCATCTCCTGTTCGCTCAGGTAAAAGAAGTTGCACTCCAGATACGGGTCAGGGTTGAAGTTCGTGACGCCCGCATTCGTAGGGGACCCGTTCGGCAGTGTCGGTGTCAAGAACAGACCCAATGGATACGACCCCGTTGGACGGATACGTTGTCCGTAGGTGGGGGATGTGGGGACAACGTCAATCACCGTGTACAGATAGTTCAGGGGGCGGACCGTGACATTGATGTAGACCTCTGTGTTCTGAAGCGAGACCAGCGGCAGCGCAGAGCCCACGGATTCGCAGAACCAGAAATGCAAAGGCACCACCAGCTGACGAGAGCGAAT